ATCAGGTCGGCAATGCTTTTCTGCTGATCCTCCGGGAGGGAGGAAAAAATCTTAAAAAGCTGTTCTGTTTCGGACAGCTCCCGTTCTTCGGGGGCTGTCTGCTCTTCCCCGGTGAAATATTCGATAGGTACGCCGAAGTAGTCGGCTATTTTTTGGAGCTTTTCAAGCTTCGGAGCGGATTTTCCCAACTTCCAAGCACTGAATGTTGCTTGAGCTATGCCTGTTTCCTTTGAAACCCGATAGGCAGTAACATTATTCTTTTGTAACAGTTGCTCAAATCGACTGTACATAATTTGTACACCTTTCACGAAAATAAAATAATAAACATTATTTTAGTAAATTTACGCTTGACTACTAAAGAATTGTTTAGTATAATCAACTTAACGCAACATATGGAGGTGAGGAAATGCACGGAGTAGAGGTTATCAAGGTCGTAAAGACACTGGAAATCGGCGGACGATGTGAGGACGAGCCTGAAATGTTCCACGCAATGTATCAATATTGGACGGAAGAGGGAGACTTGCTCTTTACCAAGCTCGACCGTATCAAGTTTAATCCGAAGGTCAACGGCCGTCTTCCGACAACGGATCGTGAAAAAGGGTCTGATTAGACAGAAATGTTTCTGTAAGGACCTTTTCAGCGTCAGCCATACATTTTTGACATTCGGGACCGTTGTTACATTGTTCACAGCCATTTGATTTTATTACAGGGCTTCTATCTTCATTTATTCCGACTATATGTCCATAAACCTTGTAATCATAAAAATGAATAGGACAATGGACTGTAACGCTGATACTCATAGCAAACGACTCCTTTTATGTAGCGGAGGTGAGGAAATGCAGAAAATATTAAGGGACAAGCTTGTAAGTCTTGAGGCGTATCGGAGCACATTCAGAGGACTTCTTACTTATCACACACGAATTTACGATTTATCGCACACTTGTTATCACGAGGAAAGGCGTTGCGAACACCCGGGAGAAAAGGACTGTCCGTATATAGAAGGCCAAAAGGACTATTACACCGAAGCTCTTAAAACGGTTATAGATTTGCTTGACCGGGAAATTGAGAATTGCAAACGGCAGTTTTCAGAGGCTCGATAGAATTTTCAAAGCACTTTTCACATTCGGGGCTGCCGTTATATTCGTCACAGCCATTCGGGACCATATATGCCGCACCGTCTTTGACAACAGGATGACCGTAGAAATCAAGCTCTTTATTGTGTATCGGGCAAAAAACTTTGATTTTAAAAATCATCCGCCCTACCTCCTATTTGCGATAAGTCCGGAGACAAAGGCCTCTACCTTTGTCCATTCTTCATCGGTCAGGTCGGGAAAACGGTTTTCAAGGGCGGGGTCGGCCGAACGGCCGAGAAGATAATCAACGGAGCAATTAAGATAGTCAGCTATCTTGGCAAGGCTTGAAAAGGACAATTGTTTTCCTTTGGCAAGCTCGGAAATTGTGTTTTTGTTGAGATTGCAATCGGTGAGCATATCCTTGAGCTGCTTATTTTGGAGTTTCGCCTGTTTCTTGATTAAGTCAGCAACAATTTGTGTATTGTACATAAAATTCACCTCTTGAATTTGTGCAATGAACCAAAGTTCCAATTTTAGCACGAATTTTCATTGACATTCCAACTATAGCAGGATATACTCAACTCAACGAAACAAAATAGAATGGAGGGAACGGTAATGAAAAAGGATATCCGAAATGCCTGTTTTGATACGATTGATGACTTCTTTGCATTGTGTCTTAAATCGTGCGGAGCAGACATAACCGAAAGAATCGGTAAGGCAATTACAGAAGTTCTTCCAATGTATGAGCCGGGGACGGAAAAGCACCGGGCAACACTTGTAGAAATCGACCTTTTATCAAACGAGCTTGTGAAGTATGCGGAGGCATTACAGAAGCTGCATAAATAGGAGTTTCAATTGAGTGTTGCTCAACACAGCCTATCTCCCCTACTTTCTGCTTGCAATCAGACCTTGAGCGAAAAGCTCTATCTTATCCCACTCCTCTTTGGTCAGTTCCGGGAGGCGGGAGGACATATCGGGGTTGTTGGTTCGGCCTAAAAGGTAGTCGACCGAACAGTTGAGGTAATCGGCGATTTTTGCAAGATTGTCCGCCTTGGGCATTGAGCTTTTCATATTCGACATAGTATTAAGCCCTAAATTTACATCGCCGAGCATTTTTTTAACCGGCACATTTTTGGATTTGCATAATTGTTTTATTCTCTCGGAAACATTGTTTGATGTATACAAATTTATGCCTCCTTTTTTGTGCAACTACCCAAATTATCTAAAGTTAAGTGATTTTTAGTTGACTTTACCTAAGTTTAGAGATATACTAAACTCAACACAACAGAGAAACGGTCGATCAGAGAGGTCAATATATTCTGTTGTTTTTCTATTGCACTTACATAATAACACTAAACGCAACAAAAATCAACCAAAAATAAGAAAAAGGAGGCGATATTTTGAAAAAATGGAATAAGTGCGACGAGGTGGCACGCCTGTTTAATGTGAAGAGGGCTACGGTGTGGAGATGGATACGCACCGGGAAGCTCGAGGCGGTCAGACTCGGTAAAAATTATCGAATTGAGGACACGGCTCTCAAGAAATTTATTGACGATAGCTTTGCAAGTAAGGAGTGAGATGTATGCCGAAAATTTATATGTCGCTTGCAGAAAAACGACAGGCGGCTATCGAACGGGAGTTTCGCAACCAGGAACGAACGCTTCGGGCGGTCATTCAGGAGAAATGGGCGGAAAACCACTTCAAAGACCTTGAATTTAAAGACAAGGCGGGTGTCGGAATAAACACCGTCACGGCCTTTAAAAAGCGTCCGTTCTCGCTCAAATGCGAAAATCTTATTAAATGCTGCGTTGCGGCGGGAATCGTCATCGGAGTTGTCGAGACGGACAAGTTTAAAAATTAAGGAGGAAACATAATGAGCATCGAAACCGCTTTTATCGTATGCGCGTTCGGAGGACTTATCGTCGGCGGGGGTGTCGGCGAGATTGCCGAAAAAATCAAGGCAAAGAAAAAAGCCCGGCGCAGAGCCGAGCTGAGGAGACTTCGGAGGAATTCAATCGAAAGCTTTCTGACCGCCGCGCTTTATGAGCCGGAGGACAAAAAAAGTCGACTATGTTTTTGAAGAAATAGAGGTGGAGATATGAAACACAGAGAATTCGACCAACTTATCAAAGATCGCTTCAAAGCAAAGCTTGAAAAAGGAATCGATGTCAAAGAAATGATCAGAGCCGGAATCGCATTTATTCTTAAAAACACCAAAAATCTGAAAAGCGGCGGTTCCGTCATATCCACCGCAAGTGGCGACTGTGCAACCTGTGCCGCTAATGGCATCGACAGCGTATCTGCTGTAAGCGGTAACGAAGGCATTTCCGTTACCAAAGGCTGCTTCGGGTCAGCTGCTATAAGCGGGGACCGCGGTGCATCTGCTGTGAGCGGCGATTACAGCGTTTCCGCCTCGTGCGGCGAAGAAACCCTTTCCGCCTCAATCGGTCATTGCGGCATATCCGCCTCGAGCGGCGTTGACAGCACTTCTGTCTCATGTGGAATGCTCAGCACGTCCGTCTCAAGTGGCGTTAACGGCGCTTCCGTTACATTCGGTGCAGGCAGCGTTTCTGTCACAAACGGTGTTGGCGGTGTTGCCGTTTCCAAAGGTGCTTGCAGCGTTGCCGTTGCCTGCGGAGACAAAAACTATGCCGGCGCAGAAGGCGAGGGCAGCGTAGCGATTGCCACAGACCGTCAAAGCAAGGCAAAAGCCTCTCTCGGGAGTGCGATAGTCGTGGCTGAGCGTGGCGAATGGGACGGAGAGTCTTACCCCATAAAGGCCATTTGCTCGGCAATTGTGGACGGTGAGAAGATAAAGGCCGACACCTTCTACACCGTCAAAGACGGCGTTTTTGTAGAGGCAAAATAAAAAGTGCCCACCGGCGAGGAGACGCACGGAAGGGCACAGAAAATAACACTACAGTTAGTATACACGAAAGGAAGAAAAAAGTCAAGTGGAAAGATACACAAACATATGCCCGGTGTGCGGGGAGCGCAACGCCGATGAATACAGCTGCTTTAATGTCGTTTGCGAGAAGTGCCGCGACAACCTTTGTGAGGAATTCACAACAGCTCTCGACACGGTGCTTTCGACATATGCCTTTAACTCGGACGAGCTCGAGGCGCTTAAGTGCATGATTTTTGACACAAAAGACCTTATCCCCGAGATGGAAGAGGTTTTCGCAAAAGCAGTTGAAGATCAAAGGGAGCTTGAGGAAGCGGAGAAGGTGTTCAAATGATTTGCGAACAGTTGTATCGCTTTATCCCGGATGAAGAACAAATAACAATAGGCACACTCGGACACCCGTGCGAGGAGCTTTATTCAACCAAGGAGGACGCAGAAAATGACATTATACGAAATCAGCAAGGAAATGGACGAGGTTCTGTCGAGGATTATCGACCCGGAAACGGGAGAGATAACCGACATAGAGGCCTTGGCCGAAATTCAGCTCAAACGGGATGAAAAGCTTGAAGCCATTGCTTTGGTCATCAAAAACAAAACGGCCGAAGCGGCGCTCATCAGGGCGGAGGAAAAGGAGCTTGCCGAGCGTCGTCGCAGACACGAAAGGACGGCCGAGCGGCTCAAAAAAGTGCTCGAAAGCGAGCTTGCGGGACAAGCTTTTGAAACGGCAAAATGCAGCTGCTCTTTCCGAAAGTCAACGGGCGTTATTATCGACGCGGCCGCCTTTAACGATTGGGCGAAAAGGCACAAGGAATATGTTATTCCAAAAGACCCCGTCCCCGACCGTTCGGCAATCAAAGCGGCACTTATGGACGGCAAGAAAATCCCCTGCGCAGAGCTCGAGGAACGAATCAACATGACGGTTAAGTAAGGAGTGGAAAATATGAGCAAAGAGGAAAACATGGAGATTTATAATGCTCTCCGTTCTGTTCCGGAAAGCGCAAAGAGGAAAATCGCAGCCGGGCGGCTTAAAGGCTTTACAAATATAAACACCATGTGGCGCATCAAGGCTTTGACCGAGCAATTCGGGCCCTGCGGGATTGGGTGGAAAACGGTAGTCACAAAAGAGTGGCTTGAACAGGGTGCCGACGGCGCAGTAACAGCGCATTGCAACCTCAATCTGTATATCCGTGTCGGCGGAGAGTGGAGCGAGGCCATAGAGGGCTGCGGAGGAGCTGCTTATGTGTCGCTCGAGAGGAGCGGAAAGTACACATCGGATGAGGCCTTTAAAATGGCAAGATCGGACGCGCTGTCCTACGCTTGCAAAAACATAGGCGTTGCAGCCGATGTCTATTTTGAAGAGGATGCCGACAATAAATATGCCGAGCGAAATTTTGAAACTCCTCCCACGCAAAATCAAAGACCGGTACAGAAAGCCCCCTCCTCCCCTGCTACCGTTCCCTGCGCCATGTGCGGAAAGCCCCTTGGAGCGGATTTTGCCGCAAAGTCAAAGAACAAATACGGCGTAGCCGTTTGCTCGGGAGAGTGCCTCGCAGGGTGGCAAGTGGCGCAGGGAATGAACAATGGATAAGCTTTCCTTTACGTCGGCTAAATGGCAAACTGACAGCGCCGGTGAATGGCTCATGATAAACGTCAAGGACGGAGAGGCAAAAAGGCTTTGCGAAAAGCTTTTGCAGAACAAAAAATATGACCTCACTGTCAAGCAGCACCGAGAGCATAGGAGCCTTGACGCCAATGCATACGCCTGGACGCTTATAGACAAGCTGTCGGCGGCTCTGCACAAGAAGAAAAGCGAGATATATCGAGAGGCAATAAAGAACATAGGCGGGGTGTCCGAAAGCTTATGCCTGCCCACGGCGGCCGCTGTACGCCTTGCCGAGAGCTGGGACGACGGAAGTCATCTCGGCCGACAGGCAATTATGGAGGACGCTATATTTGAGGGATGTTCCAACCTTACGCTTTTCTTTGGATCTTCGGAATACGACACAAAGCAGATGAGCGCTTTAATTGACAGCATTATTGAAGATTGTAAGGCGGTGGGGATCGAGACCCTGCCGCCCGAAAAACTGGCACTTTTGAAAGAAGAATGGAGGTAATGACATGACGGAAAAGGCACAAAGACTCCTTAAGTTTGTGGGAGTCGGTGAAAAAAACGCCGTTTCGGCAAAGAAGATACAAGCGGCACTCGGCTTTTCTCCCCGGGTTATACGAGCACTTAAAAACGAGACAAGGGAAGGTTCTGATCCGCTTAAAATGATAATTTCATCGAACAAGGGGTATTACCTTGCCGAAAATGAGCACGAGCTCGAACGATACGCAAGCAAGGAGTTTGCACGGGCGCGGGAGAACCGGGAGAACGCCCGATCGGCGATCACGGCGAAGTATAAGCTTGCTGTGTGTCCCAAGGCCGAAAGGGGGTAAGGTGATTGGCTCGTCCGATTAAGGACGGGGTTATGTATTTCCCTTTTGATACGGATTTTTTCCAAGACGATAAAATCCGTATGGTAAAGGCTGAGTTCGGGATTAAATCGGTTACTGTTATTTTATACATCTTATGCGAGATATATCGAAAAAACGGATACTTCATTAAGTGGGACAAACAAGCTTGCCTCCTGATGTCGGACGGTATCGGAGGTGGGACAAGTCCCGAATACATAAGCGAAGTAGTACACGGGTGTATCAGATGTTCCTTTTTTGACAAAGGAGTGTTTGAAGCGTTTGGAGTACTGACCTCTGCGGGTATTCAGCGCCGATATATCAGAATGCTTAACAAGCGCTCTTCAATACAACTCATTGAAGAATACTGGCTTATTGGTTTTTCTGAAGAAGAAATTCCGAGCAGTATTCTTGTTAAGTGCACCTTAAAAAGAGTTTCAGGCACCGAAAACCCCGTTAAAGGCACCGAAAACCCCGTTAAAGGCACCGAAAACTCACAAATTATATTAAATCAAATTAAATTAAATAAAAGTATTACGGGGACAAGCTCACGCTTTGTCCCGCCCACCCTCGAACAGGTCACCGAGTATTGTAAGCAGCGGAAAAACCGGGTCGATCCGGAAGCCTGGTACGATCACTATTCGTCCAACGGGTGGATGGTCGGCAGAACCAAAATGAAGGACTGGAAGGCCGCTGTCCGTACTTGGGAGAAAAACAATTTTTCGAAAAAGGCCGAGCCGGAAAACGAAAAGAAATCCTACGATATGGACGAGGTAAAGGAGCTGTTCAATGACCAGTGAAGAAATAATCAAGGCCATTCGGTTAAGATCTCCGGTCACGGCCGTGGTATCGTCCGGCGGTCAGCTTATAACCGTTAAATGCGACCGGATAACCGCTTATGTGCTTTGGATAGACCGCTATAACGAGCTGAGAAAATCAGTTGATGTTATCGAGAGTAAAACAAAGACCCTTATCCGCACAAATGCGGATAAGATTGAACTTACAGGAGGATTTGTATGACAGAACAGGACAGAGGAAGCTTTGAAACAATAATCGAGGCTTTCGGAAAAGAGGCACAGATGATTGTTGCCGTGGAGGAGCTTGCCGAGCTTCAAAAGGAGATCACCAAAAAGCTGCGGCAGAAAAAAGGAAACATATTCGGCCTTGTGGAAGAAATGGCCGATGCCGAAATAATGATTGACCAGCTGAAGGTTATGTTTAATATCGGCGACAAGGAGCTTGCCACCGAGCGGAACTACAAGATAAACCGCACACTTGAAAAAATCAAAAAAGCAAAGGAGAAAAAGAACAAATGAACAGTGTTAATTTAATCGGCAGGCTTACCGAAAACCCCGAAATGCGGCAAACTCAAAGCGGGACGGCGGTTGTTAATTTTACAATCGCTGTGCCCCGTGACTACAAAGACCAAAACGGCGAATATCCCACCGACTTTATTCAGATACAGGCATGGAGGCACACGGCCGAGTTTGTGTGCAAGTATTTTGTCAAGGGTGCCCGAGTGGGCGTTACCGGACAAATACAGACCTCCAAATACAAAGACCGTGACGGCAACAACCGCACATCGGTTTATGTGGTCGCAAGCGGGGTGGATTTTGCCGACGCCAAAAAGGACAGCTACGGCGGAGCACCTTCGGTGCCGCAGTACGAAGCACCGCAGGCGGCCGATGCGAGCTATTCGAATTTCAACGAGCCCGCAGACGATGATGACCTGCCGTTTTAAGGAGGCAATATGAGCATACAGCACGAAGCGCGGGAGCAGGAAGCTCTTTTTCGATGGGCGAACTTTGCGGCCGGAACAATGCCGGAACTTAATCTCCTATACCACATTCCAAACGGCGGCAGCAGGAATAAGGTTGAAGCGGCGAACCTTAAACGGCAGGGCGTTAAAGCGGGTGTGCCCGACCTTTTCCTGCCCGTAGCACGGGGCGGATACCACGGACTTTACATAGAGCTTAAATTCGGAAAGAACAAAACATCGAAAAATCAGGATAAATGGCTGTCGGCATTATCAAAGCAGGGGTACTGCGCTATGGTGTGCTATGGCTGGGTCGAGGCAAAGGAAGCGATTTGCGAATATTTGAAAGGAGAAAGCAATGGATGATCATAATTGGGCATTAAATAGTGTGTTACAAGATGCGGACGATGAAAGGAAAAGCAACAATGAAATGTTATTCAACCAAAAAGGCACGGGAAAGAGCCATTGAGGATATGGCGCAGGTCATGTATGTAGCGGTTGCAAATGTGCTGACCGACAAGCTCCATTTCGGCAAGGTGAAAGTACAACAGACTTTAAAGCAGATTGAAAAGGTGTTCGATATGCTTGCCGAAGGGCGGATGTCCCTTGACGACTGCAAAGAGGTACTTTGTCAGGAATACGGGGTGACGATCAGATGAAACGGCGAAAGCACAAACACCCTTGCGAAAGGTGCTCGATGAGAGACAGGAGTTGTCAATACAATGCCTGCGGTCCGTGGAAAGAGTGGTTTTCTAAAGAGTGGAACGATATAAGAAAAATATACAGGAACATAAAGGAGAACAAAAAATGAAAAAGAGTAAATTGATTCAGCTTATTTTCGGCTTTGTGGTTTGCGGAATGTCCGGCTTTGTCATTTCGCAGGGGTTTATTTACATAAGCGCTTTTAAATTCATAATGGGATTGCTGCTTCTTGCCGCAGGGCTTTTCTTTGTGGTCAAGGGATCGTATGTTGAATAAAAAAACAGGAGGATAGTAAAATGGAAAACATCAAAATGATAAGTCTCGAGCTTTTGGAGGCTCACCCCGATAACCCCCGCAAGGAGATCGGCGACATAGAGGAACTTACCGAAAGCATTAAGGCACACGGAATTTTTCAAAACCTTACGGTCGTTCCCATTGAAGGCACAGATCACTACCGTGTCATTATCGGGCACAGAAGAATGACGGCTGCAAGGGCGGCAGGGCTTTTTGAGGTACCTTGTGCGGTGGTCGAAATGGACTACAAAACACAGGTGGCCACAATGCTACTTGAAAACATACAGCGCACCGATCTGACGGCATATGAACAGGCACAGGGCTTTCAGATGATGATAGATCTCGGCGACACGGTGGATGGAATTTCCGAAAAGACCGGCTTTTCCAAATCAACGGTAAAAAAGAGACTTAAAATCGCCGAGCTTGACGGCGAGGTGCTTAAAAACTACGGCACACAGATCTCTCTTACCGATCTCGATATGCTCGGAAAGGTTGATGATCTTAAGCGGCGTAATGAGATCCTTTTGAACGATTTCGGAACGGGAAATTTCAAGTGGAGAATTGAAACGGCTGTAAATGAGCAAAACTTTAATAAAGGACTTGAAAAAATAAAACCAAAGCTGGATGAACTCGGGATAAAGCGAAGAACATCATACGATTATCGGGATGAAGAGGTTTGTATCATCAACTTGGACAACCCGGTGTTCCCGGACAAGCTCAAAAATTATACCGACCTTGTTTGGTACAAAGGTTACAGAAACACTATTCAGATCAAAGCGGTTTATAAGCAAAGCGAAACTGAAAAGAAAGACGAAAAAAAGGAAAAGGAGGAAGTCGCCCGCCGCAAAAAAAGAGAAAGCGCCCTTAAAGAACTGGCAAGGCGCTGTTTTGAATCGAGGAAGGCTTTTATTTTCGATAAATCAAAAACAATAAAGGCGGACGAGCTATCAGAGGCTGTTGTAGCGCTTTTGGCCGCTCCCGAATACGGAAGTATGAACAAGGATATTATTGGCGAGTATCTTGGGTTTGAAAAAGATCATTATACAACATCGAACGAAGTAAAAACCGTGTCGGGAAAAAGAAACAAATGCGAATCGGCCTTAATAATGGCCTATGCCTGCTCAGGTGATGATGAGAGGAATTTTGCGCATACCACCGGCGCCGGTTTCAATCCGGATCCCGAAAGCTATCCCCGAAGAAATCTTCTTTATCTTGAAAAGGTTTTTGAAAAGCTCGGATACAAAATTCCCGACGAAGAAGGTCAATACCTTGACGGTACACACGAGTTTTATAAGATGTGAGGTGTGATAATGATGATTCCGATTAAAGATTCATATTCCTTTGCCGAAATAATCGAAGCGCAGTCAAAAAATCTTGATGAAAAAATCGAGTATGCCGTTTCGATATTACAAAGCGCATTCAAAATGAGCTGTCACAATGTTGCCTTGGCGTTCTCGGGAGGAAAAGACAGCACTGTTGTTGCCGATTTAATCGAAAGATTTCTCCCGGAACAGCATGAGCGCACTTTTTGTATTTTCGGAAATACCGGGGTTGAATTTCCCGAAAGTTTGAAATTTGCTCGGAAATATGGGAAAGCACATTTTGGTCAACGGTTTTTCGAAACAAAACCGTTACGGTTGGAAAAGCCGGAGTTAAGATATGACTTTGCTAAAAGGCTTATCTCACAACTTGAATCAGAGGGAACCTTGGGAGAAGTATTAAAGCCGGACGGCAAACTAAAAGGTCAAAATGCACTAATTTGTGCGGCAAAAAAAAGAGGGTATGAACTAAACAAAGACAATTGCTTCCCAGCGGGCAAGAAGATGGATTTTCGTTATTGCCTCGAGCAGTACGGCGCTCCGCTTCTGGGGAAATCAGCTTCCAAGCTTGACGCACATAGAATTAACATTGAATGCTTTTTAAAATATTCAAATACGGCAAGTGACAGTGATGAACTGAAAGAATATTATGACACGCTTCGGGAATGCAAATACTCTCAGCATTGTTGTACCTTATTGAAAAAAGAACCAAGCGAAAAACTTCAGAAAAAACTAATGTGCGATGTGATTATAAAGGGACTGATGGCAGCCGAAAGCCACACTCGTATGGTGTCAATAGCAACGAGAGGCAGCATTTTCAAAAGCAGCCGTTCACACATAAAAGAAAGCCCATTCTATCACGTGTCACCGATCGCAATGTGGACTGATGCTGACATCTGGGAATATATTCACCGATACAATGTTGAGTATTCTCCGCTCTATGATATCACATACATTGATAAAAACGGAAATGAAAAGCACATCGAGAGAAACGGTTGTATGTTTTGCGGTACGGATATACAATTTCCGAACAATCACCTCGCTGTCTTACGGCAGACTCATCCAAAAGCGTATAAGGTGTGTATGGAATCATTCGGATATCAAAAGGAACTTTTTAAGCTTTTTGAAATGAAAAAGAATCCGAACATTCTTTCAGCTTGTTCAAACATCGGAAAGACAGCACGCATTGTCAACGCTGTTGGAAACGAAAAGGAGCTATTTAAATATCGGCCGTGCGCTTACGATGACTTTTCCGAAATGGTTGATCTCGCAGGCACGGGAATTGATTCTGAATACGATCCGGAGGTGACGATATAATGACCCTTAAAGAACTGTCCCAGCTATATCACCTAAAACGGGAGATCGAGCACGATCGGGAACGGCTCGCAAGGCTCAGAGCACGGAGAGGGGCGGTGTCGTCTCCAAAGCTTAACGGTCTCCCCTCCTCTGCCGGCAACGGCCAAAGCGCGGTTGAAAACCTCGCCCTTGAGATTGCAGACCTCGAGGCCATTGTCGACAGCAAAATCACGCAATGCGTTCATGAGCAGAGCCGTCTTGAGCGGTACATATCCTCCATTCCCGACAGTAGGACGCGGTTGATTATGTCTTTTCGGTTCGTTGACGGGTTCTCATGGGGAAAGGTCGCGTATAAGGTCGGCGGCGGGAACACGGCCGACTCGGTCAAAAAGGCCTGTTACCGTCACTTGAAAAAGGAGAAAAAATAAACTTGTCCCTTTTGTCCCTTTTTTTGTTTTATTATGATATTGGCAGAGCAGGATCAATACGGCGGAACATTTTACTCGCCGCCGTACCTGCTGCCGAGTCCTCCTATTCATATAGCCCCGGCGGTGGCGTTGTAACCGTCTTTTTCTTTAAGAGGAGACAGACGCCGTGGAAAGACACGAGTCCGATTTTCGGAGTAATTGAAATGACAGATTGGAAGAAGCTCAGAAATGAATATATCAACGGTAATATAAGCTATCGGGAAATGGCCGAAAAGTATGGTGTTTCGTATTCGGCCGTGAAATATCATGCCCAACAGGAGCATTGGGGAGAGAAAAAACGAAAACAGGCTCCGAAGCTTGAGAAAATGTTGGCAGAAAAGACCGCTGAAAAAATCACGGAGCAAACGGCAAACGACTATGTTAATCGTCAGGAACGAATATTTAAGCTTTCAGATAAATTGACCGAGAAAATCGAGCTGGCAATAAGTCAGCTCGATGTTTTTTTAACCGAAGACGGCCAAATGCACCAGACAGGATATGTAGACACGCAGAAGCTCCGGCAGATCGTTTCTTCCCTCAAGGATATAAAGGAACTTACCACAGAAGAAAATACAGCCACAGAAATAAAGGTCGACTTCGGCGGCGGAGAAAAATATGCAAAGTAGTAACAATATATCAATACCGTATATAAACGAAAAGCAAAAGCTTTTTTTGAAGGCAGAAAAAAAGTATATAGGGTACGGAGGCGCTCGTGGCGGCGGAAAGTCGTGGGCGGTAAGAACGAAGGCAAAGCTTTTGTGTCTGCGTTACGCAGGAATAAAAGTACTTATTGTCAGAAGAAGCTATCCCGAGCTTACGGCGAATCATATTGATGTGCTTCGTCCCGAGCTTGCGGGCATAGCAAAATATAATAAGCAGGAAAAGATGTTCACATTCGCAAACGGCAGCACCATTTCATTCAGATATTGTGCCAAGGACAGCGACCTCGACAATTTTCAGGGCTCAGAATATGACTGTATCTTTCTTGATGAGGCAACACAGCTTTCGGAACATCAGTTTGAAGTGCTTCGTGCCTGCCTTCGCGGTGTCAACGATTTCCCCAAGCGAATGTATCTGACCTGCAACCCCGGCGGACAGGGTCATGCATGGGTCAAGAGGCTTTTTATCGACAGGCGTTTTAAGGAGACCGAAAACCCCGATGATTATGTTTTTATTCAGGCTCTTGTTCAGGATAATAAGCCTTTAATGCAAAATCAGCCAGACTATGTTGACCAGCTCAGAGGCCTTACCGGCAAGCTGCGGGAAGCGTGGCTCAACGGAAATTGGAATATTTTTGAGGGACAGTTTTTCGAAGATTTTGTGGACGATCCTGCCCACTATGAGGATAGGACATTCACGAATGTTATTAAGGCTTTTGAGCCGCCCGAAGGGTGGACGATATATCGGTCTTACGACTTCGGTTATTCAGACCCTTTCTCCTGCGGTTGGTGGGCTGTGGACTACGAAGGACGGCTATACCGTATCCTTGAATGCTACGGTTGTAAGCCAAATGAGCCGGACACGGGCGTTAAATGGACTCCCGATGAGCAGTTTGCGGAAATTTCCCGAATCGAGCGGGAGCACCCGTGGCTCAAAGGCAAGAAAATACACGGCGTGGCCGATCCGTCCATTTGGGACGGTTCAAAAGGCGTTTCCACGGCCGACACGGCACGGAGATACGGCATATATTTTGAGCCGGGTATCAATGCCCGTATTCCGGGGTGGATGCAGATGCATTACAGATTTGCTTTTGACGAAAACGGCTATCCGATGATGTATATCTTTGACACTTGCAAGGATTTCATAAGGACGATACCCACCCTTATATATTCTGAGACAAAGCCCGAAGACCTTGACACCGAGCTTGAGGATCATATAGCAGATGAGACAAGATATATGTGTATGGCTCGGCCTATCAAGCCCACAAAAAGAACTGCAAAAGAGCCTGTCTTTGATGACCCGCTCGACCTACAGCCGGACAAGGATAAGTATTATCGCAAAATTGAGGTGTTTTAATGGCATTTTTAGATTTATTTAAGAAAAAGGGTGGACAAACGCCCGAAGAGGCAGAAGTAACAAGCGCAGACGAAGCAGTCGAGGCCGAAAAAGTGGTTGACAAGATAGGCCCCGAACAGGTCAGAGCGGCACGACAGAGGCTTGAAAAGTATCGTCAAGGCAAAGCACAAATCGAAAATCGAATAATTGAAAATGAGAAATGGTGGAGACTCAGGCACAGTCACACGGGAGATGACGATCAGATGTCAAATTCTGCGTGGCTTTTTAACTGCATTATATCAAAACACGCCGACGCTATGGACTCATATCCCGAATTCAACATACGTCCTCACGAAGAAGGAGACAAGCAGGAGGCCACCGTGCTTACCTCTATTATGCCGACTCTTCTTGATCAAAACGATTTTGAGGACACATATTCGGCCGCATGGGACTATAAGCTTAAAAACGGCCTGACCTGCTACGGTATCTTTTGGGACGCTGAAAGACATAACGGACTCGGAGATGTTGCTATATCGAAGGTTGATATACTCAATCTTTTTTGGGAGCCGGGCATTACAAATCTACAAAACAGCAGAGATATATTTGTGGTAACTCTTGTGGATAATGATTTGTTGTCTCAGCAATACCCCGAGCTCGTTGGAAACCTCTCCTCCCCTGCTATCACCGTAAAACAATATGCGCATGATGACAGTATTGACACTTCCGACAAAACAGCGGTGGTTGATTGGTATTATAAAACCGTCATTGACGGCAAAACCGTATTGCACTATTGCAAATTTGCAAACGACGTTGTTTTGTACGCTACCGAAAACGAGACGGAACCTATCGTCGATGAGCAGGGAAATATCATTCGGGAAGCTCCCGCCACGGCGGGTCTTTATGCCGACGGAGATTATCCTTTTGAGCTTGACCGTCTATTTTGCGAAGAGGGAACGCTTGACGCATTCGGTTATGTGGATGTTTGCAAAAATCCGCAGAGATATATCGACCTTATGAATAAAGCGATTGCCAACAACACGGTTATGGCTGCCACTCCGAGATTTTTTATTCGAGAGGACGGACAGATAAGCGAGGAGGAGTTCAGAGACTGGACAAAGCCCTTTGTGCACACGGCCTCCGGCCTATCGGATGACGATTTAAGACAATTCACCGTTTCCCCTATCGGGGGGAATGTGCTTAATGCACTGAGTCAGCGCATAGACGAACTCAAAGAGACCTCCGGCAATCGTGATGTGAACAACGGCGGAAGCGTTTCGGGCGTGACGGCTGCTTCGGGTATCGCTGCATTACAAGAGCAGGGCGGCAAGCTTTCAAGAGATATGATAAAAGCGTCGTATCGAGTGTATAAGCGCATTATTCAAAAATGCATTGAACGCATCAGACAATTTTATGATATTCCGAGAACATTCCGAATCGTGGGAGAAATGGGAGCGGAGGAATTCGTACAATACAGCAATGCGAATTTGGCCGCACAAAGCTTTGAAATGGGCTTCGGGGGCGGTCAAGGCTACCGTGTGCCTGAATTTGACATCGAGGTCACAGCCGAAAAGGCCTCTCCTTATACAAAACTGGCCAACAATGAGCTTATGCTCCAGCTTTTTCAACTGGGTGTGCTCAATCCTCAAATGGCCGACCAGTCACTGGCACTGCTTGATGTTATGGACTTTTCCCACAAAGACTCTCTCATGCAGAAGATACAGCAGAACGGCCTTATGTATCAAAAAATACAAGTCCTTCAGCAACAGCTTCTCAGCCTTGCACAATTTACCGACGGAGAGCTTGGCACAAACTATCTCGGCACAATTGCACAGCAATTTGGCATCGAGGAACAGCCAATGCCATCGGGTAACACAAATATAGATCTTAACGGCGTAAGCGCAGAAAATTCACAGGTAAAAAAAGCGAGGCAGAGAGCTAACGACGCTTCAAGTCCCGCATAAGGAGGACATATGATTAAGATTTATTCAAACATCGAAAAATGCACGGTAAAAGTGACAGGGCATGCTACAAACGGCGAGGGCAAAAATCCGCTTGTGTGTGCGGGAATATCCGCTCTTGTTTCGGGGCTTGCCCAAAATGTTATGTTTGCTCATGACATCAAGCAGCTAAAAAGAGTTCCTTGCGTAAAGCTTGAGGAGGGCAATGCGGAAATATCCTGCAAGCCAATAAAAGCGCACGAGGGAGCAATTCAGTATTTGTTTATGGCTTTTGACATTTGCTTTAGGCAAATGCAAAACCAGTTTTCTGATTTAATAGAATTTTGCGGAGATGAGGAATAATCCTCACCTCCGTTTTAATTTGACGCCGTGGAAAGACACGAGATTGACGCCGTGGAAAGACACGAGAAAGGAACAATTTATGTTCGAATTTTTATCTGTAATCCTTAACCTTTTTGACGGTGAAGGAGGCGACACCGGTGACGGTGGCGGAGACAATGGGAGCGAGACGGCGCAGACCTCCCCTGCGGACGGCGGTACGGCGGGTACCGACGAAACATTAAGAGCCGAGCAGTATTCCAAATTCAAGGCCGATTACAAAGATCTCTTTGACGCAGAAGTCAAGGGTCTGATCAACGACAGGTTTAAGAAGTCCAAGGAAACCGAAAAGCAGCTGAAGGCCTTTTCAACGGTCGGACAGAGGCTTTCGGAAAAATACGGCGTGGACGGCAACGATCCTGCCGCAATCCTTAAGGCACTTGATGAGGATGACAGCTTTTACGAAGCCGAAGCCCTCAAAAAGGGAATGCCGGTTGACGAGCTTAAAAAGTCAAAGGCTTTGCTTCGTGAAAACGAGGCGCTCAAGGGACAATTAGCCGAAAGAAACAGGCAGGAAACCATTGAAAAGCAAGTTTCGGAGTGGATGAAACAAGCGAATGACGCCCAGCGTATATATCCGCAGTTAAATCTTGAAGCCGAGCTGCAAAACGAACGTTTCCGTTCGCTGCTGCAAACGCCGGGGATAACAGTCAGAGATGTGTACGAGATTATACATCGAGATGAGATTATGCCTGCGTATACGCAATTCGTGGAACAAAAAGCGCAAAAGGCCGTTGCCGACAGCGTAAAAGCCAACGGACAAAGGCCGAAGGAAAACGCCTTAAACAATTCGGCTCCCGCCAAGACAAAAAGCGACCCGTCCACATGGTCAAAATCTGAGCTTGAGGACGTGTCAAGACGAGTACAACGGGGAGAAAAAATAAAACTTTAAAGCTCTCCCCGAAAAGAAGGGAGAAAAAAACAAATGAAACTTTTTAAAATTATTCTTAATCTGTTTGACGGTTCCACCACGCCCGATACTACCAATTCATCCGGTATGTCGGTCGAAATGAAAACCTACTACGATAAGCAGTTGCTTACCAATGCTGAGCCTCTGCTTATTCACGACCAGTTCGCAGACAAGAGACCTATTCCTCAGGGAAACGGCAAAACAATTGAGTTCCGCCGCTTTGCCTCTCTGCCCAAGGCTCTGACCGCCCTTACCGAAGCGGTTACCCCCAAGGGGCAGAATATGAGCGTTTCGGCGATTACCGCAACCGTTAAGCAGTACGGCAACTGGATTCAGTCATCCGATCTTCTTCAGATGACCACCATTGACCCGGTTCTTGATGAAAGAACCAAAATTCTCGGCAGTCAGGCAGGTCGAACCCTTGACACCATTACCCGAGAAATTGCAAACAGCGGAACAAATGTGCAGTACGCGCACAAGGTATCGGGTGGCACCAAAACCGCCGTTTACAGCCGTGCAAACCTCACCAAGGATTGCCACCTCACACGAGACGAGATTTTCCGTGCGGCGGCCGCTCTTAAGGCTAAAAACGCACCCACCATTGACGGGAAGTACATTGCTATTATTCATCCTTACACCGCATATGACATAATGTCATCGGATGACTGGATAGATGTAAACAAATACAGCAACGCAACCAAGATTTTCAACGGCGAAATCGGCTCTCTCGGCGGGGTACGTTTTGTCGAAACCACCGAAGCTAAGACGTTCCTTCCCGGTAAAATCTTCGGCGGCGGTGAAAGCTCGGCCGTGGTAGCGGCTGACGCCACTTCATCGGCCACCACCATTAAGGTCCACGGCGTATTTACCAAGGCCTCGACCACCGTAAAGGTGTATGTTAACGGTACCGCAAATACCATTACCGCCGTTTCGGCAAACAGCTCCGACGGTACGACCACACTCACTCTCGGCACTGCTCTTGCGGCGGCGGTTCCTGCCGGTTCTGTTGTTTGCGGCACCGGAGCTTCCACAAGTGCAGGTGCTGTATTCAGCACTCTTGTACTCGGTGCTCACGCATACGCTACCACCGAGCTTTCCGGCGGCGGATTGCAGCACATCGTTAAGCAGCTCGGTTACGGAGATGACCCCCTCAATCAGAGGAGCTCGTCCGGTTGGAAAGCAACTAAGACCGCAGCCATTCTTAATCAGTTCTACATGGTGCGCATTGAGTCAATCAATGATTACAGTGCTGTGATCAGCGAAAATTAAGGAGGAAATCCAAATGGCAAAAGAAGTAAAGCCCGAAAATCCTATGCTTGAATTTGTCAATGTTAAAATTCCCGCCGACCCGGTTCTTAAAAAGGAACCTATTCAGGTAGGAATTAACGGTAAAACATATTTTGTGCCGAGAGGTACAGAGTGTTCGATACCGAAGCCTGTCGCAGAAGTCATCGCAAACTCCTTCGCACAGCAGGAAGCTGCCGACGATTTTCTTGACAGCCTTGCACAGGATTAAGGAACGTTATAAGGCGGGAGTTCTCCTCTCGCCTTATTTTCTTAACGGAGGGAAAAGAAATGACGGTACAAGACGCAATAGATAACGCAAAGCTTATGTGTGACGATCAATTCGACGATTCGGTCAAGTTTGTATGGATTCGCAACCTCGACCTTCAAATATACAATTCAATAATAAACACTCACAACGAAGATATGGAAGTCCCTGAGGAGTATTCGAGTGACACGGTTATTATCATGCCTGCCCCCTACAATGAGGCTTACGGCTTTTATATTCAGGCACAGAGCTGTCTTGCGAATGCCGAAATAGACGAATACAACAACGCTATGTCGATATGTCAAAGCCTTATAGCGGATTTCCGTAATTTTTGGAACAGTAAGTACCCTTCTAAGACAACGGCTGAGGGGAAAAACAAGATGATACTATGGTAGGTGACATATATGAGCTATCCTATGCTGAAATCTCTCGGGAGAACACAGGAGTTTATACAGGAATTCAAGGGCTATAATCATAACTTACGTATAGGCTCATCGGAATTCTTTGACATGGAGAATTTGTCGTGTGATGACTATCCTATCATGACAACGAGAAAGAAAAGATACGAAATTGCTCAAACAAGAGCTTGTAGAGGAATGGTGTCAAGAGGATTTGAGCATCCTATGTGGCTTGATGTTGACCCCTCCGATACTAAAGCCAATCCGAGCTTGTGGATATATGACAACGGCCAAAAGCAACAGACAACAGCCACAGGAGGTCTATTTATTCAAAGCACATCAAAAGCTGACAGACAAATGGTCAAGCTCGGAAGCAAGGTGTGTATATTTCCCGACAAAATATGGTTTGACAGCGAATGGGACTCGGCCGGAGAAGTCGACATAAAGAAAACATGGAACAAAATGGAGATATTTAACCCCGAGCTTCACACCGGACAGACCACAAGCGCAGGTCATTACCGTACATTTATTGAATTTGTCCCTTGCGACGGAGACGGCAATGTTTATGTTCTTTCGTGGACACAGCATGACGAGCCGAGCAATGTAACAGAGAGCGATAACGGGAAATACTGGCTTTATACACCTGACAAAAACAATTCCGACAACAATAAAAAGTATGGAAGCTCGGCCGTGCTTTTCAAGCTTAGTTACCGAAACGAAAAAGCCTCATGGCTTCAAGTCTATGATTGGAAAACCGCTGTGAGAGACGATTTCGGAGCGTATTTATTCACCGGGCTTAAATCCGGAGACGTGGTTGACTTTTACTTCACGGACGATACAACCGCTAACGACACTCCACTCACCCGAGAAGACAACAACGATTATGCCGGAGATTTTCAAAAGGTCAATAAGACAACGTATACGGCGGCAACCGGCAAAAAAAGCTTTTACAAATATGCGTCTCGCGGCTACAAACTTACCGGAATGCTCAACGGCGAGGGCGGTATCATTCTTGACGTTCAGCTTGAGCCGTTTACATTTACGGTTACGGGTCCCGAGACAAATACCGACCAATACAACGTTAATTTTCTGAGTTTTGCAATATGCCGCAGAGTTCCCGATTTGGCATATGTGACCGAATATAACAACCGTCTTTGGGGATGTTCAAATGACGGTCACGAAATTTATTGTACAAAGCTCGGAGACCCCGATAACTGGTATGCGTATGAAGGAATAAGCACCGACGCAGAGGCAATAACGGTCGGCACTGACGGCCTTTTCACCGGGTGTACTGCTTGGAACGGTCAAATTTTGTTTTTCAAAGAAAATTGCATACATAAGGTGTATGGAGACTACACTCCTTTCACGGCGGTTACCCTTGACGTCAAGGGCGTACAAAAAGGCAGTTATCGAGGCATTGCCATAATCGACGGCGTTTTATACTACAAGGCCATTGACGGCATATATGCCTATACGGGCAGTATACCTCAAAAAATTTCTCAAAATCTCGGGAATATGCTTTACACCGACGCCGTTTTCGGCACACTTGACAAGAAACTTTACTGTTCCATGACAGACGAACACGGAGACCATAAGCTTTTTGTCTATGATACGTCATACGGCATATGGACGAGAGAGCAGGATACCTATATGCGATTTTGCTGTGAATGTGACGGCGATATGTTTTATCTCGACGGAACCGACGGCAAAATTAAGACTGTTGGAGGAACAGCCGGAAATCTTAATCTTACCGATACAAACCTTTCGAAAAACCCGTTTATACCGACAGAGGAACGGTCATTTAATTGGTTTTTTGAGTCGGGAAAGCTCGGGCTTGAAGACCCCAACAAGAAGTCCATATCCCGAATTATGATGAGACTCAAGTTTGAAAAAGGAGCGAGTCTCACGGTGTCATTGATGTATGATTCATCAGGAACATGGCAGACATACAGAACCGTATCGGCGGCAGAAAAGATGATGACCGTTAATATACCTATTGTTCCGAGACGGTGTGACCATTTGAAAATCAAGGTATCGGGCAAGGGCGGTTTTTACCTTTTCGGTCTTTCCAAAACGTACAAATCGGGGAGCAGACGATGAGTAACAAATACAACTATGAATTCCCCCCGACTCTTTCGGGAAATTCTTATCAGCAGATAGGACAGGTCAATGAATATCTATACAAGCTTGTTGATTTGATGAGGGCAAAAGAGGCGATTGAATACAACACCGGAGACGGAATTCCCGAAATAAAGGCAGAGCAAAAGACGGCGGGAGTGTTGTCACTGAAAATCGGGAGCACACTTATCCAAAGCGGGCGTATGAACATCGGATTCAGTGACCTATCAAGTTCCGACTGGTCACTCCCTAAAACCATATCGGTGACAAAACGCACGAGCGCAGAAACCGAAGTCGGTACTTTTGCTCTCAGGCAGCTTGTATACACCTCTCCCGAAGTGTCTTTCCCCACCGAATACAAGACTATACCGCAGATATTTATTGCACCTTCCGACTATATACGAAGCAAAACAGACTATTGCCTTTATGATTTTTCTGTTTGTGACCCAAAAAAAGAAGGTTTTTATGTCAAAAGCAGAATAATGTCGGTCGGTTTCTTAATCGAAGATAACGATTTTTCCGTCCCTATTTCATGGCTTTCGATAGGGACGGTTTAAGAGAGGAGTTTTTTTAATGGCAATCAGCTTTAATCCAATCAGTTATAACTTTTCGGAGTCTGACGAGGCAAAAAAGAAAAAGCAGCTTGCGGATCAGCAGTACGAAAGGCTTTTAAATTACGGCTCATACAACAGCAAGTACAACAATGACCTTGCGGCGGCGGTTGACGCCATAAAAAACAGGAAAAAATTTTCGTATAACGCCGCTGAGGACAATCTTTATAACATCTATAAGGAGCAGGCCACCCGAGCGGGAAAACAGGCTATGGAGGACACTCAGGGCAAGGCGGCGGCTCTTACGGGAGGTTACGGCTCTTCCTACGGTCAGACGGCGGGACAACAGGTCTATAACAACTATATGAACGACCTGAACAGCAAGATACCCGAGCTTGAACAGCTGGCATATCAGAGGTATCAGCAAGAGGGGCAGGATTTATACAATCTTGCAAGCCTTTACCAAAACCTTGACAACACCGACTATACACGGTGGGCAACAGGCTTTGACCAGCAGGGCACGCTGGCCAATATGGCGCAGAGTATGTATGACACCCTTTACAACCGTGAAAAGAACAATTACGACAGCCACATTCAGAACGACTGGAACAATGCTAATGCCAAACTGACCGCCGACGAGTATAACGACAAAATGGCCTATCAACGAGAGCGTGACAGCGTTTCGGATGCACAGTGGCGGGAGCAGATGAACGAAACCAAGAAAAACAACGACCAGTCGGCGGCGATATCGAGCCTTAAGGCACAGCTTGAGGCCAAGGACAGCCAGTGGGTAGATAAAGAGTATTCCACCGTTTCAAACGGTGTCAAGTCAATTTATGAGAGATATAAAGGTGACACAAATAAATTGAGAAATGCCTTGATAAAATTTATGGAGGGTTTGCCTGAAAGCTATTCGCAATATCTTGCTTCGGCGGTAGGCGAATACGGAATTACGCTTGATAATATTTTGAGGTGAAAATATGAACGCATTAGACGCATATAAGAAGAAAAAAGAGCAAAGCAGCGGAAGTGCTTACACCGTACTTATGGCAGATAGAATCAAATCGGGCAAGGACACCCTTTTTGACGATATTATGTCCTTCGGCAAAAGCTCAATGGGAGATAATGCGTACAGCAACTATTACAAAGGCGGTTTTAAAACTCCCGACGATTACACGGCGGCAAGCGATTTCCTGACAAGCTCCGTTGATACGGTGAACGGATATAAGGAACGGCTTGAAAAGAACCGTGCGGCATATGAGCGGGTGTACGGTGCAGAGGCGGTCAAAAAGCAGGAAGAAAGCCTGAATCAAATGCTGTCTCTATATAACAGTCAAGACCTTTGGGACAGCATTAACAGCCGCAGAGATGTCTTTGCACAGTACAAGGATGCCGATGAGTATAATTCCCTTAACGATATGACAGCCGGACAGGGAAAAACACTCGACGATAAGATTTCAGCGGCACAGGAAGAGTATAACAATGCTCTTTCCCTGCTGTCTAAGGCAAAAAAAGGAAAATACATCAGTCGGGTTAAACTGCCCGATTCGGAAAATCAGAATATTGATATAGAATCGGCAAAGGATAAAGAAAGCTTTGCAAAAGCCGAGCTTGAACGGCTTAAACAGTTGAAGCTTGATTGGGAAAAGGCAAGAGCGCAGTACGATGACGAGGGCACTCCTTTTTCGGAAAAGTATAACGGATATGACTATAAGGGAGTCGGGCTTGCGATAAATGCGCTTGCTTCAAAGGAATATGCGCTGTCGGACAGCCAAAAAAGAGAGCTTGAATGGCTTAGAGACAATCAAATAAGCTATGCAAACGACGAAGAGCTGAAAAATGCCCTTGCGCTTGCAAAGGGTCAGGCCGAGAATGCAAGGGAAAAAACAAACCAAATGCATTTTGCGGCAACATATGATATCAATAATCCCGATCCTTTCACCGAAGAACAAAAAAATCTTGCGGAAGAAGAGGCTGCAAGGTACCAAGCCAAGGCGGCCACGCTTGAAAACTACTACAACGAGCGCAAGGAAAATGAACGGCTTGCGGCAATCGAAAAGGAAGTTCACGACAAATATATGCCTCTTCTTGATGATGAGGAATTTGCAAAACATACATCTATCGAAAGCGACAAAAAGTCAAGCGTATATTTTGGTTCAGACCGCACGACAGATGTGTATAACAACATTGTAAACACTTACAATGCAAAAATGACCGATGACGAGCGAAAAGTGTTTTATGGATTGTACAATACCGATAAAGAGAAAGCAACAAAGTACCTTGATGAGCTGGAACCGATTTTGAATAAAAGGACAACTGACGCTTGGGTGAAAGTTGCTCAAGAAGGGGCAGAAGAAAACCCAGTCCTTAACAGTGTTTTGGCAATAGCGACCAACCTTGCAAGCGGTATAGGCTCCGCCGACGCCCTTCTAAGAAAAGCCACGGGAAAGGAGATCGACACAAATTCCCCGGCAAATATTATGGCACACTATTCGAGCACGGCAAGAGGCACGACCTCACAAATGCTTAGCGATTACCTCAGAAAAAATCCCGACAGCTTTTGGAATACCAAAAGTTCGCTCTTCGGACGGGATGAGGACGGCAACGCCCGGGCATTCGGCCTTTTTGCAAAGGAAACGACCGAAAGTATGCTTGACAATCTTGCGAGAATTGCAGTTTCAAAGGGAGTCGGGACAGGACTCAGTGAAAAGGCTCTGGAGACGATTGATTTTGCCCTTATGGGAAGTCAGGTAGCCACACAAACCATTATAGACGCAAAGAAAAAAGGCCTTTCGGACGGCAAGGCTCTTGCAATGGGCTTTACTTCGGGCGCAATCGAGGCAATAACCGAAGTATGGAGCGTTGAAAGAATTCTCGGAAACCCGAAAAGCTTTATTACCACTCTCGGCAAATCTCTTGTTGCCGAAGGGAGCGAGGAAATCGCCTCTAACATTCTCAACCGTGCGGTTGATGTGCTTGTAAATGCCGACCAGTCGGAAGTGATGCAGGAATATTACGGCTATATTAACGAGGGGTTATCTCCTTCTGAGGCTTCGGCCAAGACGGTTTCGGGCATTCTCGGAGACGATCTTTCGGCGGGACTTGGCGGCGCACTTTCGGGCGTTATGATGAGCGGAGCAAACTACGGCATTGCCAAGAGCTATGCAAAGGCCGAGAATGTTAAAAACGGAGTCAGACAAATAAAGGTCGGTCGAGAATTAAAATCGGTAGACAGCGTTATAACCTCCCTTGACGAGATTATCGCCGCAAATCCCGACAATAAGGAAGCAGTAACGGCAAGAGAAGCCATTGAAAAGGGCGAAAAGGTATCGGCAAGGCGGCTCGGAAAACTGCTTACGGACGAATTTTCGGCACAGTACGAAAAGGCCGTGACGGATGTGGACAGCACGGAGGTCAAGGCAAAGTTGGAGCAAAAGGGCGTAAAGAACGCCGATGCGCTTTCAAAGACCATTGCAAAGGCCTTTAACGAGGGATATGATTCGGTCAAGGGGCAGGAGCGAACCGAGCTTACTCACAACTCGGAGGCAATGGAGGTATACAAAGAATACCAAACAGAGAGAGAAAATGCGGCCGAAAACAGCGGCAGACTTTTCAGGGTGTATTCTGATGTTGACCGTTCCGAGCTTGTTTCCTATGCGAAGGAGCAGGGTAAAAATAACAGCTTTATCCGGGAGGCCTCCGACCTTGCGGAGGGAAAAACCGACCTTGATTCTCTTGATAATCTGCAAGAGGCGGTATTTTCCGAGATTACCGATCAGTTTTTGTCGGCCGATACGGTAGAAGAGGCACGGACGGTTTATAAGGAGCTTGCAAAAGGAGCCGGAAAGGGCATAAAATCACTGCTTGACACGGCTCTTGACAACCGCACCGAAGAAATCACGGCCGCAAACAGCTATGACACGGTGGAAAGCGTTTCCTTTAACGAAACAAAAGACGGTGTCGAGGCCGTTGTTTCCACCGCAAAGGGAAAGAACCTCTCCCCTCTTTCGGCGAATATCGGATATGAGGCGGCCGCAGTCATAAACAATGCCGCAGACCAACCGACCGCCGTAAGAAATCTCTATGCAAACGAATATCTCGAAAGCAACCGTCACCTTGTTGCCTCGACCTATAACGCTTCTTTTGAAAAGTATTATAAGGCCGGAGAAAAGGGGCAGAGTTTTTCCGACATTAAACGCATATCGAGAGACATAAAACCGTCAAGTGCCCGCAGGATATACGAGGCAGGCAGAGCACAAGCGGGAGCCGAACGAAACAGGCAGGAGCAGTATAAACAGTCGGACGAGTACAAAAACCGCTCAAAGGAGCGCACAGAGCAAAATACGGCCGCAAAAAAGCGGGGCGGCGTTGTGCGGGAATATTCGGCAAGCAAAAAAGTGAACAGGAAGCTGAGGGGACAGCTCCGACTGCTCGATATTTGGGCAAAGGAAAAGGGCGTTGTTATCCGTGTAGTTTCGAGCCTTGCCGAGAAATATAATCTTGAAGGAAAGATTATAAACGGGCAGTATGAGGGCGGAAACACGATTGTCATTGCCCTTGACGGTAAAAATGCGCTGACCTCCACGGCGGGGCACGAGATGTACCATATGATTGAAAATCTTTCGCCGGAGTATGCGCAGAGCTTCAGGGAATTTGTCATAGACCACCTTAAGGCGGCGGGAAAATATGATTCGGTTTTTGCGGACTATGAGAAAAGATACGGAAAGACCTATGCAAGGGACGAGGACTTTAAGGCCAAAATCGACGAGGAAATCGTTGCCGACCACTGCTTTGAAGCACTGACCAACAAGGAGCAGTGGGACAGCTTTGCGGCCGAAAACAAAACGCTTTCCGACAAGATAATGGAATTTATTAAGGAATTTGTGGCAATGATAAACCGTGCCTTTGACAAATATTTCGTTCACGACAACGCCGAAATCCGAAACGAGGTTCTCGGTGAAATCGACTATATGAACGAAATCGCCAATCGGCTTTGGGAGGGCGTAGATGAGGCGGTGGAAAATTACCGTTTCGGTGCCGGCACGGAGGGTGAGACAAGGTTCTCGATAAACGAAATTGTTGACGATGACGGAAACAAATACGGAATCGGCGTTGTGCTTGACAGCAATCTTCTTGAGGGTCTTAACCAAAACGAAAGAAAGCAAATGGTCAAGGAACGTGTTGTCGGCGAGCTTGCAGGACAGCAAGTCATAGCTTATGACAAAAGCGGAAACGCCGTAGAGATTAACTTTGCCCAAAAAGGCGATAAGTTTAAAAACAAAAACGGTAAAAACGCCTCTGTTTTAAAGGAATTGTACCATAAAAACATAGACAAGAGCATTAAACAGGAAGCGGTTGTTCTTGCCGATGAGCTTGTTGAGAGTGCCAAATACCGTGAAAGTGAAAAAGCAAAGTATTCTCACGACTGGCTTGACAACAACGGAAAAAACAAATGGGATTATTGGGATGTATATATTCAGGATAAAAATAAAACCGTTTATGTGGCAACACTTAATGTTGCAAACACACAAAACGGCAGCAAAATCCTATATGATATTGACCCAATTAAAAAGGCGAGGGGGCCCATGAAATCAGGCCCAACCATCGCCAACATCAATATATCACAAAATGATACAGATGTCAATACCCATTCTATGCAAAATTCCAAAAATAATTCGTCTTTTTCGGTTTCGGACAGCAATGGCAATCAGCTTTCGGACAGTGACCGTCTTAATGAGTTGCAGAGTGAATACCGAGAACTCGAAAAAAAGGTTGATAAGATAAAAGCAAGCGACGAGTATAAAAGGTTTCTTGATATTATTTCAACCGGAGAAGGTGACGCGCTTGACGAGGCAGTTAAGGAATACGGTAAATTCACACACAGCAGCGGGCTTTATGCTGTCACAAAGCGTATGTCGGAAATCACGGGAGAACAAAAGGACCTCCGGGCAAAAATAGACAGCGCAAACGAACAGTCAAGAGATGAATTTATGCGGTCGGTAGACGACCTCACCGACAGGCAAAAGGCCGAATACGCACAAAAGGCGGTTGACACCTTCGGCACTACCGAAAGAGTGGATTTAGCCTCATACATTCTCACAAACGGTGAAATGCTTGACTTTTCCGAAGGACAGGGCTACCGTATCAAAGACCACAGAGAAATTTCGGAAATTCTCGATATGCCCGACAGCGCCGAATATTCCGACAGCCTTATTTATTTCATGAATATGGGCAACATCCGAATGCAGACCTACGGAATAGATATATCCGCCGCTCCGAATGCCGAGCAAATAAGCAGACTCCGTGATGTTATACCCGAAATAATGAAAGACAACGACGAATTCAGCGTTGATTTTTCCAAAAAGAACGGATATTCCGCCGGAAGCGTAACCTATCCCAAAGGAACCGCAACCTCAAAAATCCTGTCCGACATAAACGAATTCTTTGAGAGCGGCACTGTGCCGGTATACGAATCGGAATACGGAGAATTCAGATACAGTGTAAGCGAAAGCTTTGAAGATCAGATTGACAGTGTGCTTAACAACACATTCGACAAAAACAACCACATCTATATGGGGAACACGCCATATTCGCTTCAGAGCATTTTGCACCTGCAAAACAAGCCTATGCTTATCACTCCTACTCATGTATACACAATGACGGTGAGCAAGGCACAGGCAAAGGTCGACGGCAGATATTCTTCGGGCAATAATTATCATGACCTTGGAAAAGAACTTTTGCTTAAACTTCCAAAGGCTCTTGAAAAACCAATGTTCTTAATCAAGTCGACCGCAAAGCCGGATGACCTTCGGGTCGTTGCCGTTACAAGTCTTACCGACAAAAACGGCGTCAATGTTTTGGCAATCATAAAGCCGGACGGCAAGGGCAAGCTTTACAACATGACCCTTGACAGTAATGTTGTGCTGAGCGGTTACGGAAAGAGCAATGTATTAAACTATGTGATTAACGCAAAAAAAGAAGGACGCATACTTTATGCGTCCGAAAAAAATAATCGGCTTGGTAAAAACAGACCCGGGGTCCAATTCCCCGACCATGCATTTACTGCCGATTACACTAACAGTTTATCACAATATCGTGAAGCTGTCAACAAATATTATGCACAAAATGATAAGGAATATTTGTCTAATTCGAACAAATTCAAAAATTTTAATCTCTCCGACGAAACAAAAACCTCAATATCCGACGCAGGAATGAGGCTGACCGATGACAAGGAGCTTTCCTCCCTACTGAGAGAACAGGCCTATAAGGAGGAGATAGACCGACTTAAGGGCGAGCTTGTGAAATCCAAGCGAATGGGCGGCAAGGGCAAAAACCGCCTTATGAAGCAGGACATTAACCGCATTGCAAGGGATATCATTTCCGAATATTCAAGCAAAATAGACTCTTCCACGCTGAGGGATGAGCTTACTGGGCTTTATGAGTTTATGGACAACGCCGAAACGCAAAGCTCGGCGGATTATTCCGAGCTTGTAAAGCGGTCAACCGACATTGCAAAATCGGTTATTGCAAGCTCATATGTGGACATTACCGACCAAAACGCAGAGGACTACAAGGCGGCAATGAGACACTACCGACTGACACCGAGCCTTAAGGATGTGGCCGAGCTTGAAGGAATGTTCGGCACCTTCGGATCGGCATACAGGCAGTATGGCCGAAAGCTCAATATGCGGGCACAGGGAACGCCGGGGGCGTTACACATCGACGAGGTGTGGGACGAGCTTTGCAACAGCGTTCCGTTTCTTGACAGAGACGCCGTAAGCACGCAGGATATGTGGCGAAATCTTATCGAGGTCAGAGACAGTCTCGACGAGAAAAACGGCTTTAATCCCTATATCACCGACGGAGATTTGACGGCAAATGAGGCGGCGGGTGCGCTGGGTGCGGACATACTCGAACGGTTTAACGAGGTCAGAGCCGACACGACCTTTGCCGACCGCGCACAACAGCGTGTCGATTTGCGGGACAAAAAGATAGCCGAGCTTAAAGCCGAAAACCGCAAAAAGCTTGCCGAGCAAAGGGCGCAAAGAAAGGAACGTATCGAGAGCCTAAAGCAAAGCTTCAGAGAGCAAAACCGCAAAAGTCGGGAGCGAAGAAACGGCACCGACACCAAAAACAAGATAAGGCGGGTCATTAAAAATCTCCGTTCGCTCTATCTTCATCCCACAAAGGAGAGGAACATAAAAAAAGAGCTTCGGCCGATGATTGAAAAAACGCTGGCCGCCTCTGAGTTCCTTTTTGCAAAGCAAAAGAGCGACTATGAGATACTTATGGGGCTTTCGCTTGCGGATGTGGGTAACGACACCAAGGCCGCCGAGTCTCTTGTAAAGCTTAACGAAACCTATCTTTCCTATTCGGAGACAAATGCCGAGCTTTCACGGATAAAGGAGCAAATTGAATCTGCCGACGGACAGAACCTTTCGGAGCTTGAGCAGAGGTCGGAAGTGCTTACAAAGCAGAGGGACAAACAGCGGGATTTGCTCAAAAGCATTGCGGCCGAAAACGGACTTGATAAGCTTGCGGCCTCCCGCCGGGAGCAGCTGAACCGCACAACGGTGAAAAATGCACTTTCGGAGCTTTACGACGCATACAGACAGCTTAAAAAATCAAAATCCCAGTATATACAGGGTGTTTACAGTGAAACGGTAGAAAACCGTATTGAGGTAATTAAGGACACCTTGGGCGGGAAAACGGTTTCGGAAATGTCAAATTCCGAGCTTGAACGGCTTTATGAAGTCTATAAAATGATTTCCTCAACGGTGACAGGCGCAAACAAAATCTTTGCGAGCGACAAAAAAGAAACGGTTGAGGAAACAGCCCTTAAGGTTATGGAGGAAATCGAAAGAGCCGGGAAAAACGACTCTTTGATTTCGGGCAAACAGGCAGGAGACAGAAACCTTGCGGCACAAAAGGCAATTGACGCAAAGCGAGGTATTGAATGGGAAATGCTCCAGCCCCTTACGGCCTTTTACAAGACCGGGTCTAAGACCTTCCGGGAGCTTTACAACCAAGCACTTGAAGGGCAGAACAAATGGGCACGGATTGTTGCGGAATTCAAAGCTTTTGCCGCGAAAAAGCGCAGACAGCACGGCATTTGGAGCATTGACGAGAGTAAGGTCACGGAATATACCCTTGAAAGCGGAGAGCGGATTAAGCTGACCGTGCCGGAGCTTATGTCGGTATATGCCCTGTCAAGACGAGATCAGGGCAGAAAGCACCTTTTGGTGGGCGGCATAACCCTTGCCGAGAACGAAATAAAAACGGGAGAAAAGGCACTCGGAGTTATCGACAAACGATACGGCCGAGATACGGCGAGGGCTTATCATCTGACCGAAGGAGATTTAAGCTTTCTTTCGGACAGGCTTGATGATAATATGAGAAAATATGTCGAGGAAATGCAGGAATATCTTTCAACCGTCGTTGCGGAAAAGGGCAACGAAGTTTCAAGAGTGCTGTACGGTATCGACATATTCGGGGAGGCAAATTATTTTCCCATAAGCTCGGACAGACGGTTTTTATTTTCTTCAAACAAGGCGGTTGACGCAGTTTCGCTGAAAAACATCGGAATGACAAAGAACACTGTTCCGAATGCGGCAAACCCGGTGGTAATTGCCTCCTTTGACAAGGTTTGGAACGATCACACGGCAAAAATGGCTCTTTACAGTTCAATGGTGCTGCCTATCGAGAATATGAACAGGGTGCTTAATTTTACCTCCTACCTTTCGGAGGCGGACAGCTCGGCATATTCACGGTCGGTAAGGACGGTGCTTGAAGAAAATTTCGGAAAATCGGCGTCAAAATATTTTGAACAGTTTGTTGTTGACCTTAACGGAGGCATTACGGGAGCAAAGGGCGGATTTTGGGAACGAGCCGTTTCAAATATGAAAAAGACGGCGGTGGCGGCGAGCCTTTCGGTTATCGTACAGCAGCCGACGGCCATTATTCGTGCTTTTGCTCTTATTAACCCGAAATACTTCGCCGGACTTAAAACTCAAAAGGAGATTGCAGGAACTTCACGCTATGAGGAAATCAAACGCTGGGCACCGATTGCAATTGTCAAGGAAATAGGCGGTTTTGACACCGGGAGCGGCCGTGCGGCCACCGATTATATCGGGGCGAAGGAATACAGCGGAGCAAAAAACATTGTCAAAGGATTTTTCACCGACAAATATTACCGTGACGAAAAATTTATGGTCGGAGCGGCAAAGGCCGATGAGCTTGGCTGGGGAATAATTTGGGACGCAGTAAAGAGAGAGATCAGGGACACTACCAATCTTGAATTTAACTCGAAGGAATTCCTTGAGGCTTGCGGAAAACGGTTTACCGATGTAATCGTACAAACACAGGTTTACGATTCCACCCTCTCACGATCTTCGATAATGCGAAACAAAAGCGATATTGCAAAAATGGCAACATCGTTTATGGGTGAACCGATGACATCTTATAATATGCTTTACCGTGCCGCTCTTGATGTCAACAGGAGCAAGGGAAAGGCTATCGTGACTTCCGCCCGAGCGGTTGCGGCGGTTATCGGTTCAATGGTTGCCGGAGCGATTGTAAAAGCCTTAATTTCCGCAGGCCGTGACGATGATGATGACGAAAGCTATGCCGACAAATACTTTCAGGCCGTCGGCGGAGGACTTGTGGACGAGCTTAATCCCCTTAATCTTATTCCCTTTGCAAGAGATTTGGTTACGATTATTCAAGGCTACGACATTGACCGAGCCGATATGACCCTTTTCAAGGATCTTTGGGACGCAATCACCAAGCTTGACAGCGACAAGATCAGCGATTACAGAAAGGTTGAAAATGTGGTCGGGTCCATATGTAACATTTTCGGATTGCCCGTGAGAAACATTATGCGTGATGTCAGAACGGCTTATAACTCGGCCGTATCTGCATTCCGTCCCTCTTCACGAAGTGTCGGCGAAGCTTTAACCGAAGGTATTACCGGCAAGGAAATAACCGAACTCGACAGATATGAGGCTCTTTACGACAAGGAGGACTTACAGGGAACAAAGGACTTGATTAAACAGATGATTGAGAAGGAGCGGGAAAAGCTTCTTTTAAAGGGAGAGGATCAATATGAGGTGAATTCCAAAGGTCAGAACAAGGTCAATACCACCGCAAGGGCAAATGTCCGCAACAAATTCAGCAACAGATACCGTGACGAATACAAGGCGGCATATAAAAACAAGGACACGGTGACGGTTGCGAAAATAAAAACACGGCTGAGTCTTACCGGGCTTTACGACGATCTTGATAAAATTCTTGAAGATTGGAGAAATGCGGCCGACGAGGAGGTGAAGAAGGAAAAAAGAGCCAAGGAATATGCCGAAAAAAACAAATAATCCGAAAAGGGAGTCTTTTTTAAAGGCTCCCTTAAAAATTGAGGTGATTTTATGGAAGAAGAAAAAAAGGTCATATATCGGTTTGACGTGGATTTCAGCGGTACGGCAAGTACATCTCCCGCAATAAAAATTTGCGCCACCGATGTAAATAGCAGGATGTTCATTATGACACCAAAATCGGGAGGAGTTGAGATTGACCTACCCGAAGACACAAACGTCCTGTTGACTCTTACCAAAACAGCGAACAAGGTGACCTCCGTCATCGGTACCGTCGTTTGCACATATGTCAACAAAAAAATTGTCGCTGATGTGCCCTCGTTCTCGATTTCAGACAGTGACACGATTCAAGGCACGGTAATGTATTACAAAAAATACACCGACAGCAAGGAATACAAGCTGCAATCCGTCCCATTTTACATCGGAGTTGTGTCGAGTAACCAAAGCCCCGGCACTATAACCGCAGCGGACGAATTTAAAGCCCTTGCAGATATAGCGGCAATTAAGCGGGGTGCTTATTATGACATTAACACAAGTTCGGAATCTCCAACGGCCAGTGAAAACGATCTTAAAATCGAGGTTGACAATCTCAATCCGTACATAGGAACAATCATTGATGTTATTCCCGCAAAGAAAAAGGGCGTCTCCCCTCTTAAAACAGGCAGAATGTACTTGCTCAATCAAAATGAGACGATACACGGCGTGGATTCGGGGCTGCCTATATGCGTTATTGACCCCGACACAGGAAACGCCGTAATGGGAGACAAAGAACATTACAATCCATATGCCGTACCTATGAATTGCAAGTCTACCATGCGCCTGTTTATTCGTCAGGGATACGCAATATGGCTTAACCCTCCGTATTACTATGCCATTGATGCAGACGAATATCTCGGTAAAAACCTTGTCGCTTATGATGACGTCGACTGGAAGTGTAAAATAATCCGTGGAAACGGTTTTGCAACGGTGCAGGGTGTACTTCGAGCGAATACGGCGATAAAGCCCGGAACCGCAGGAGAACGAACACTTATAGAAAAATTGCCGTTCAGACCTATGACGCATACGCTTGTACGGTGCACAACGAGCTTTACTTCAACATCCGTAAGTGCCGACAGCTGGGTTTGTCAGATTGACGGGTCGGACGGCTCAATTTGGGTTGAAAAAGGAGCGACACTTACAGGAACGGACGATTTTTGCATAAACGTCACATTCCCGGTCTATTCACGAAAGGAGTAATTATAATGGCAGTATATGAATTTTCAAAATCAAAGCAGGGACAAAACAAGGTAACCGAGCATTTTACTGTGTCGGAATTTGCTTGCCATGACGGCAGCGACTATGTACCTATTGACGTTGACCTTGCATTTAAGCTTGAGGACATCAGACAGCACTTCGGCAAGCCGATTACAATTACATCCGCCTATCGAACCCCGAGCTATAACAAGAAAATCGGCGGAACCTCCGATTCCTATCATGTTAAGGGACAGGCCTTTGACATTGTAGTAAGCGGGGTTTCACCCTATGATGTGGCTCACTATGCACAGGGGCTTTGGATAAACGGTATCGGCTGTTATTATGACAGCGGCTTTGTACACATTGACGGAAGAAAGAAGCCATATTATTGGAAAAATCAAAGCGTAACATCGGTCGGCACCTTTGATAATCTCCCCTCCTGCGTGTGCAATGTTCGGAATGTACGTCTTGCACACATGGCCGACGGTTGGAGTTTCCCTCAATACGGCCTCACATGGGACGGCAATGACGATGAATTCAGATATGTTATTAAAAATTCCGTCGTGAAAGAGTCGGCAGACTATTCAAATGTTGCAAAAATTGTTCAATACACTGTCGGAGCGGACACGGACGGCATTTTCGGAAAAAGCACTACCGAGAAGGTCAAGCAATGGCAAAAAAGTCACAGTCTTACGGTTGACGGCGTTTGGGGTGAAAGCTGTTGGCTCAAAGCTCTCGGAATGGACAAGAAGGAAGAACCGACACCCACACCGGAAGCGCCGAAGCGACTCACCGTTGCCGACGCACTTAAAGTCTTGCAGGCGAGTGTAGGACAGGTTGAGCTTTCGGCCGATGAAATAAACAGGCTTGATTGTGACGGTGACGGAAAGCTAACGGTTACCGACGCGCTTATAATTCTTCAGGAAACAATCAAATGAGGTGTAAATCATGCAAATAATCAGGTTAATTTTTGAAGTTTGCTCCGGTATTCTCGGCATTGCCAGCTTGATAGCCGGTCTATATGTCATTTTTAAGTGGATAACCGATGTCAAACGAAAAGATGATAAGGCTTCGGCCGACATTGAGGAACTACGCCGACACACCGAATCGGAGTTCTTGTCAATCAAGGAAGAAAATACGCTCATTTGCTACGGCCTTTCGGCCTGCCTCGACGGTCTTATACAGCAGGGATGTAATCATACCGTACCCCTTGCAAAAGAAAAACTCGATAAACATCTCAACCTAAAGGCGCACGAACAAAAGAAAGGAGCATAAATTATGAAAATCAATTGGAAGGTTAGATTCAAAAATCCGCAGTGGTGGTTCTCGGTTATTCTCGCTGTGTCCGTTCCTATCGGGGCATACTATGGCATAACCGGCTCGGACATAACATCGTGGGGATTGTTCTTTTCTACCCTCAAATCTGCCGTGCTTAACCCTTATGTGGTGTTCTCGGTGCTGGCAAGCGTGTGGAACGCTGTTATCGACCCCACCACCTCCGGCATTTCCGACAGTGTTAACGCCCTTACATACAAAAAGCCGAAATGCAACGGACAGTAATTTCTGGAGGTGTGACAGGTGCTTCGGTTTTATAACAGCGAATGGGAAAAATACATATCTCTTTGCGGTTTTACCGATGATGAGCTTGAAATAATCAAATTTTTAAGGAGAGGGTGGGCGCAAGCCGATATTGCGGCGGAGCTGTGTGTTTCCCTGTCTACGCTAAAAAGACGAATTAAGCGCATTTATTTGAAAATAATCGACTGCATTTATAATTGAACACCGAATTTATAATTTATCCGTCCTCATTTTTTGGGGACGGATATTTTTTTTGACCTTTTTTTGAGCCGTAAAAGAACCACAAGAACATCTTTTGTATTGTATGATAATCACAGAATATAAATTGCTTTCGGTGCACAGAGAGCGATTTATAAATATAATTAAGGAGATTGTTATGGAATACGAAAACAGATACGCATCTAAAGGGATTGCCGGTACCGGGCTTGGACTCGGAATTGCCGGAACAGCGCTTGGAGTGCTTGCCGGAGGTCTTAACGGCAACGGCCTTTTCGGCCGAACGGCAAACGGCACTTGCAGTGAGGACCACTTTGTCAGCAGATACGAATCCGAGCAGTCGGCAAGAATAGCCGAGCTTGAAACCGAAGTAAAGCTGAGAGACGCAAACACCTATACCGATCAGAAAATGCTTGATATGTACAAGTACGTTGACGGAAAGTTTAATACGGTTGAAGCACAGCTCTGTCAGCAGAGTGTTGTCAATGCTCAGGTTGCGGCAAATCTTTCCTGTATGCAAAACACCGTTGCAGCTCTTCAGGGACTTACAAAAACGGTCATTCCGATCGACAATGTTTGCCCCGAACCGATGAAGCGTTACAACAGCTGGACAGCTCCCACAGCGGCAGCCGCTCAGGCGGTTAATGCAAAATGACAAAGAGGGGCGGCAATCGCTGCCCCTTGATTTTTGAAAGGAAATTTATATGGAATTTGAAAGAGTGCTTAACGGCATTTTAAAATACATGGACAAGGAAGTTTACTCAAGGATGAACAGCTGGCAGGAAATAGCCGCCCGAATTGCTGTGGCAAGAGTCATGAGGAACAGCGAAAATTTGAAAAAGTCCTTATGTGAAAATCCTTTTCTTCGCAGCTTTGCAATATCCGATGAAAACGGAACAATAGATGTCGACGGACTTTATGCGGATTTGAAAGAACAGGTTGTGAGCAAGGGGAAAATCGAAATAACGGTCCCTCTTTTCGGCACATTTAAATTTTCTCCGTCGGACATTGATAATCTCTATTCCACGATAACGGAGTGACGATATGAAAAAAATCAAAGAATACGTTGAGAGAATCAACGAAGAAATCGAAGACGCCAAAAACTATGCCGAATGTTATGTTGAACAAAAAGCAAAAGGTAATATGACCGACGCGAATAAATATCGGGAAATGTCCGGGGACGAATTAAAACACGCCTCATACATACATGATTTTGCAACAAAAGACATTGCAGAACTTGAAAAAATATATACCCCACCTGTTGAAATGCTCGACAAGTGGGATCACGCTCATAAAGAATATGTTGAGCGTGTAGCATGGGTTCGGCAAATGCTGTCGATGTAGTGTGAAATTCGTGTGCATTTTCGTGTGCATTTTTTTCATTATGTGTGCAATAATCATATTGTTTTGGCAATATAGCTCGGACTGATAAAACCGCTAAAACCCGCATAAACAAAAGAAAAGCCGCTGTTTAAGCGGCTTTTCGAATGGCGGAGAAGGAGAGACTCGAACTCTTTGTGAAACCTCCAAAATCCCTTGTTTTATGCGGGTCTTCTGAATTTCGTGTGAAATTTCGTGTGAAAAATATTTTAATTTTTGTTTTCATGCATTTCTTCGGGGTGTAAATCTTCACTGTGCGAAGACACCTGCGTAAAGAAATCGCTTAAGGTTTTTGAGAAAGCAAGCTCCTCTTTTGTGAAGGTCTGCTGATATACCGAGCGAAGCACATCGGGGCTGTCCCAGCCGCCGATTTTCATTGCATATCTGTCCGGGATATTCAACAATGCCATTGCCGAAGCGGTGGCGTGACGGAGGTCGTGGAACCGGCAATGCGGTATTTTATTTTTTGCAAGCACTCGGCGGAACATATCCTCAATAGCCTTTGCGGATTTTTGTACAACATAATCATTGTCCTTCGGCTGCTTTTCTATCAGTTCCTTTATGTCAGGCGGCAAGGGAATTTTTCTGTTGCCGGCTGCGGATTTCGGAGGCTTCTCGTATTGTTCTTTTCCGTAGGTCACAATGACATTGTCAATGACGATATAATCATCGTGTACGGCAGACCATTTCAGGCCGCAGACTTCGGATATTCTCAATCCCATACGGAGCGCAAGTGTGACCGGCAGTTCAATTTCCGTGCCTTTACAGGCCGAAAGAATTTTTAACGATACGGACAAATCGGGGGTAGAATATATCTTTTTTTGCTTTTTGGGCAATGTTACGGTAATACTCTCCCCTGTGGCGTGCTTAATTGAGGCCGTAATCAGCCCCCAAATGCTCCGAACGCTCTTGGGTGACAGTCTACCGCTCAATGCGTTAATCTCGGCTTGCAGGGCGTTCTGATTGATATTTGAAAGCTTTTTCCCTTGAAGGTTATGAAAATAATTTCGTGCAATCTTTTCATATGTTGCAATGCTCACAGGGGAAAGAATGTTTCGGCGGCTGTCTATATAATTCAGGATAGCTTCTCCGAGAGTTAATTCGGAAGGGTTACTGTTAAATTTGAATGTTTGGCTTTGCCAATCAAGTGCGGCTTTTTCGGCCTGTTTCTTATCGGAATATGTAAAGGAGCGACGGACGGTTTTTCCGTCAATAGTTGCGCTTGCCTGAACTCTCCAGTTACCGCTGGGGAGTTTTTTCGCTTTTGCCATTCTGACTGCTCCTCATCTGTTAAAGATTCTTAGGATTGACGAAACAAGAGAAAATATCACAGGAATAGCAATGATCGCCGCAAAAAGCACAATGTATATAATAGATAATGTGGTAATCGGAGACATCTATCGCATTCATGCTATACTCACCTCATCATTATTTATAAACAATCCAGCCTTCGGAGCCGATGAGAATATCAACGACAAAAAAGCCGATAAGAATAAGCACGAGTGCGCCGACGGTTATCATATAAATCCGCTTGTCACGGATGACCGCCTTTATACGCTCGTCCTTGTCCTTTAAACGCTGTTCGTACAATTCTATGACCGATTCGGACATGTTTTGTTCTTCGGGCTTTATCCCCTCCCCTATTTCGTCAAGACTTCCGCCCAAGGCGTTGACTATACACGTCACGGTGCTGAGTCTCGGGTCGGTTGTTTTGCCTCCGATAATGCTTCTTACCGTTTCGGAGGGCAGTCCGCAACGGTCGGCAATGTCCTTTGTGGACATCTGTCGGTTCTTTTTAAGCCCTTGAAGATATTCGCACAAAAGCAAAATTACTACTCCCTTTCAAACCGCTTGTTACGGCGGTTTTTGTAATATTTAACAGAATAATCGGGACGAAAGCAAACAACAAAAACAGAAGGCTTACAGGACAAACAAAAATCTGCACAATGGTCAATAGAGTGAAAATGTGTTATGGTTTACACAATCTGCCAAGGGTAGAAAAAAGGAGAGTGTAACCGTAATGGAAAAGAAAATGTCAAAAAAGGAATTTATGGGACGAATGGACAAGCTGTCGAGGCTTAAAAGGGACGAGTACAGAAAAATCAAAGACCTTTTGAAAGACTGCGAATCAGGTCGGCAATGCTTTTCTGCTGATCCTCCGGGAGGGAGGAAAAAATCCTAAACAGCTCCTCATTTTCGGACAGCTCCCGTTCTTCGGGGGCTGTCTGCTCTTCTCCGGTGAAATATTCAATGGGTACGCCGAAGTAGTCGGCTATTGCTTTAATGGTACTTGCCCTTGGCATTGCACCATGCTTCCATTTGCTTATCGAACTTTTGGCAATTTTTATTCCGATTTTTTCGCCCAAGTTGGAAATTTCAAAACCGTTTTTCTTACACAATACCTGTATTTTTTCATATAGAGTCACGGCTTTTGCCCCCCAAAGAAACTTTTTGAAAAAAACACTTGACAAAGAAACAAAAGTGAACTATAATACAACAAACGACACTAAAGCGAATATGTTTTACTTTTGTTTCTATTGTTGGTTATTTCTTTTCATAAAGTATTATATCACATAATAAACAAAAGTCAACTCAACATAACAAATGGACAAGCTGTCGAGGCTTAAAAGGGACGAGTACAGAAAAATCAAAGACCTTTTGAAAGACTGCGAATCAGGTC